GTCACACTTCGACTATAAGAGAAGTCCTATGACCCCTTCTAATTGGCATGCGCATAATAAACTTGTAACGAATATGCACTTGCATGCCCTCATGAGCAGACCGGGTTTCCTGCTCATGAGGGTTTTTTCTTTTTCATCATCCAGGCTGATAGCTTAATAACCGCCCGCAGGCGTCTTATTTAAAATCGTTCTTCTTCTTTAGAAGCCCAGCGATATCACCCTTAGCGAGCAAAACCATATCGACGGTTGCTGTTATAAGCGTGTAAAAGCCCAAAGATTTAAGCTGCGAGTAGATCTCTACACTCGTACCTTGGCTAATATTTTTGAAAAGCTCCTGACTTATGCTATCACCCTTAATCTCAATGTATTCAATTTCATCCTCTTCATCATAGATTCTGCTTGCTGACATAGCAGGAAAATTGCTGCCGATGATAGTTACAATTATCTCTTCCATATCCACCTCTTGTTTGCAGTCCGGCAATAACCTTAGATTACGTAATAATTAAGTTCAATCAATAACTTAAACAATGCCAACGTCAATCCAGCTTTGTAATGCGTCACAGCGTGGCTAACTGTATGTGTTGGCGGAATGAAAAGGACATCATCAGCGCAATCGCAATTGCGCTATTTTATGGCTACCGAACATCAGTGCTTTTTGCGTTTAGCCTTAACCTCTTCTACTGCTTTTTTAACGATGCCACATATTTCTTCAGCGCCATCAGGGCAGTAATGGTTGTACTTGCCGCCCTCATTCATTACCCGGCGTACATCATTCACGACCCCATCCAGGCTGAGGCCTGAATCCTCATTAAGGGACAGGACTACCAGTAACGCCTGTTTAAGATGATCTTCTTTGTCGTTTTGCACAATTCCACCCCGTTCAAAGTTGTCAGACTTTAAATGTAGACTGAATTACCTTAGACATTGCTCGCTGACGTACTGCTGCAGCCCGGCTATTTGCTTTGTGGCGGTTTCGATCCGCTCTCTGAGGGTGAAATAATCTCGTTCAGCGGAGTCAGTAAGTCGGGGGCCGGTGCCATCATCCAGGCCGGTGGTGCTGGTCGCTCCGTTCGTAGTGCATCTGGCATTGAGCTGCAGCCGACGCTTGCCAGTAGCAACATCATGCTCAAGCTGATCAATAGTTGCTTTTGCATCCTGCAGTTCTCCGGTGTATTTGGCATCGAGCGCAGCGACATCACGCTGGCGCACCTGCATGTCGGTGATGGTGGCTTTCGCCAGTTTCAGGTTTTGCTCGGCGGCGTCAGCACGCTTCTTCTCTTCACCTACCTTGCCGAGCAGGAGGTAAATAACCAGGAAGGATAAAAGCAGCTCAATGCCGATTATCAGCCAGGCTTTATAGGTCATTTTTGCTCTCCGCCAGGCACATGCTGCGCTCCATCTCGCGCCGGTTCTGGAGGCCTTTCCATTTCATGCCTCCAGCGTAAACCCAACGGCGCATTTCTTCGCACGCCCCGTCGTGATCACCTTTGTTCAGCTTGCGCAGAAGCGTGGACTTCGAGAACGCGTCAGAACCAACGTTAAAGACAAAGCTGTAAAGCGCGGCGCGCTGATACTCGCCCAGCGGCACCCTGACCAGATTGTCTACCATGCGCTTTGCTGGCTGGAGGTCTTTCCAGAGCAGCTGGTCACACTCGCGATCTGTATAAGTCTTACCCCTGACGATATCCCGCCCAGTATGGCCGTCGCACACAGTCCACACCCCGGCGACGTCTTTGTAGGCCTCGTACTTCCGACCTTCGACACCATCCTGCCCACCGAGGAACAGTGAGGCAATCAGCATTGCGCCGCCACCAGCTGCGGCGATCAGTTTATTGCGAAGGCTGCTGGTCATAGGCATATCAGTCTTCTCCAACTTTCACCGCCGGGCCGTATTTCTCCAGCGCCTTAACCTGCGCATTAGCGACCTTGCGTTTGAAATACCAGTTAATGAGTCCTGTAACGATTATCCCGGCAATACCTGCCAGTACGCCGATGGCGCTCCATTCGTCAGGACTCAGTTTTGTGAGGACGCCGTTCAGGATGGTTCCTCCTGAGGTGCCGAGGGCGACTCCGGTGACAAGTTTGCTCATACGGGACATTTCTCTCACCTCGCCAGGATGCGGGTGCTGTGTGGGTAGGGCTCAGGCTCGCCGGATGAATTAACGACAGACCTTGATGGGGGTTTCCGGGAGCCTGAAATAAAAAAGGCCCGCTTATTCAGCAGGCCTAACTGATTAGACAATTTAAGTAGGTAGTCGTGTTACTTGGCCATTCCCGGTGCAACAACTGTGTCGAGCAGCGTCACTTCCCGACCAGGATGTCGGGTGGGCGGTTATGGTCTGGTTCACAATTTAAAAATAGCACCAGTTTCAAAGTGGGGATAAAAAAATGCCTGCTTGTAAAAGCAGGCATAAATTGAAACAGTCACGGATACTCAGATAGGTGCCGGGTGCCTCCCGGTGACTCGTTACCAGTTATACGAGCCGCAAGCATATTTACACGAACAGCAACTGGATTGCCCCGCCGCAAAGGGGGATTCACCTGATTCATAACCATAGCAAAAATTTGTCAGAATTCGAGAGTGTCAATGCTCCAACAGAAAACCGGAAGCAAGCTCCATTAAGCCATCGAGCGGCACGCTTCTGCGCAACGAAGGCAAGCTTCAGAGCATTTCTGACAATGTTCTGCTTCGTGCTTCCCACATTCTTCACCGCATTTCTGACAGACTTCTGCGCAGACCCGGCATAGCGATTTGGCAAATTCACTGTCAAAGGTCATAAATTGCGCTGCGAGCCGACAAATATTCGCGCACTGCATATCGAGTCTTATGCACTCACGCATCATATCCACTTGTTCTTCTTTCAGACATGAAGCAGCACAATAATCACAGGCAGTCGCGCATTTATAGCAGGCCTCGATGCATTCAGCATGGTTAATTGGCATAGTTCGCTCCTTTCAGACGTAAGCAAAAAACTAAGTCTGGTTACAGGAGTGCAATGATGCCAGTTAATAGGAGCGTTATTCC